TGCGATGGGCGACAGCATGACTTGCTGCGGCATCGACGGCCTGCCCGGATTCCGACCGAACGAGTATAACCTCTGTATGCTGATGAACGGTAAGAACCCGGAGCCGACGGAAAAGATGAAAGAAGTCGGAACAGGCGGACCGTTCAAGACGCTGAACCAGAGCGCGGGCAGCGGGCGCAAAATTGCAAAACAGAGCTTTTACGGCTTGATGCAGGAGGAGCTCGCCAAAAAGACCGACTATCACAGAAAGGTGTTTGGACTGGATGAATGAGTACAGCCTGACGCCGGTTCAGGAGGTGGACGGGCTGCACATCAAGCGGGATGACCTTTATGCCCCGTTTGGCCCCGGAGAGGTGAACGGAGGAAAGCTCCGGCAATGCGTGATGCTGG